TGTTTCAGCTGTAGCTGGAGTTGTTTCAACATACTGTTCCACTTTCAGCGCCGTGAAAAATGCGCCGGTGTGGGTCGGTTTGTCAACAGAAATATCATTTGCTTTACCTTGCAAAGTCCAGTCATTGACTTTTAATAACTGCCTTGCTTTTTCCGGTTCAGTGAATACCAAGTCGGGGTCAATTGAATAAAAGTAAATCCAAAATCCCCAAACTGCTCTGTTTGCGTCATTGTCATAATAAGCGCCTTCCGGTGTTTCAAAATTCCACACCGTGAAAAAACTGTTCGGGTAATCATCCACACCGTTGACTGAACCTTGTAAAAACACTGGATAACCAAGCGTTTCAAGTAGTGTTATTAAATCATCTTTAATGTTCATTTACCTGTGTCACCTTCTCCAGTACTTTTTCAAATTCTTTTCGCTGTATTGCCTGTATTTCTTTTCTTACCGCCGCACCGTATACAGCATTATACAAATTTCTGTCCGGTGCTATGTGTGGCTGTCCGTGTAACTTTGTACCGTGCATAAGAAAAATACTAGGCAAACCGCCGCCGGTAATCGAAAAACCAACTGAACTTTCAGCTGTGTTTCCCATCCACACTGGTTTGTGTGCTGACTGATTGTCAATTATACTTTCAGCCGTATCACCGGTGTCTTTGTGTGGTTGCATTGCCGCCTTCGTTTTTTCGGCTATTAATTGTTGTGACGCTTCAAGCGCATTGTTTACAGCTTGTTTTGTAAAGTCGCCGCCTAGCACATCAAGCTGTTTTTTCAGTACTGTAAAACCGGCAAAGTCAAGTGAAATGCGGTTTCTACTCATGCGCCCGCACCGCCTTTAACACGTTCAACTTTAAATTCCAAGTAACGGTTATTCATGTCGGTGTTTTCCGGTTCTGATTTTATCTGATATAATGCGCCGTCCTCTCTTAACAGTCTGCAAGACGCTGTAATGTCAGCACGGTATCTGCATGTAATATCAGCTGTATCTAGAATTGAGTAAACCCCATTTACGGTTTGTTCTGTCCCGCCGTATGTTTTCCAGTTTACGAAAATTACTTCCGCATTTTCGGGGTCTGTATAAACATAACGAGTAACACCACCGCTTTTTTTCGTTTCTTCAACCTTGATTAGTTTTACAGCTGTCCTAAGTTCATTAATGCTTTTCGGTTTGTAACTCATTTCATCAACCCCTTAAAGCCAGCTGTGAAACACGGTCATAAAAGTACGGTGAAAACTTGACGTTCCCGCCGTCATTGTCCCACAAGTCAGAAACGCCACGAGCGACAACGCCGGCTGACTTCAAAATTACTGCCTGTGGAACGCCCGCCCCCGTCATATAATCCACAACATCATCAATGTAAACTGAAATTGTGTCGTCAGTAAAGTTACCGGTCACACCTAAAGCGGATTTCACCGAACTAAGTAATGTTGAATCAGCCATTGTTAATCACCCTTTTTTGTTTATTGCATGGTAAAATTGAATCGTGCAAATTTAATTAAAGTCCGATTTTTGCAATTGCAATACTATTACCACCGGAAAGTGTAGCTGTGTAAAGTGTTGAATCGTCAGCAACTACGTCAACACCGCTTGTTGTTACCTTTGTACCAGCAATTGTGAAACCTTCGAAACCGTAACCAGCAACAAAGTAAATTGTTGCACTTGTACCGGCTGTGATTTCAACAGACTTTACTGGTTCAGCCGCAAGGTATGTACCGCTTGCACTTGCAATCACAAAATTTCCTTCTGCGTCATTTGCAGTAAGCTTTGTAGCTGAAACGCTTGTTGCCGCAAGTACTACAGAATAAAGTGAAATAAGGTCAGTTTTTGTAACTGGTACAATTCTATCTGAATTAATCATTTTTCATCTCTCCTTTAGTTAGCTTTAACCTTCGTAAGTACCTTCCACACCGAGGATTGTTACACCCTTTTTAATGTTAGCCGCTGTGATGTTTGCATCAATTGCCGCTGTAACACCCTTGACTGTAACAGTACCAAGTACTTTTCCTTCGTCAGCTGTAACTGACTGGTCGGATGTGGTTGGTGTAATTGTTTTGTCCTGTGACTGTTTCGGTGTTAAACCACTTGCAACGGCGGCAATATTTGCTATTGCCTCCGCATTAAGTGTCGCTGTGTCTTCACCGTCAAGTAAATCAGCGATTTTGTTTAACACGTCCACACTTGTAACAGCTGTTGCAACGTCGGCGGTTAACCCGCCAAGTGCAACATATAACGCTTTAAGTGCCCCGACGTTACTCATATTTCACACCTCCGGTGATTAACCCTTTGTAATGAGCCAAATTCCGTTTGGATTAAGAACTTTACCGTCAACTACACATATTGCCTTGTCAACCCATTCGTTTGTTTCATCGTCAAAGTAACGACGCATTGTGAAACCAAAGTTCTCATTGAGCGCGTATTCCTGTGGCTGCCAATAAATACCAATTACATCATTAGCATTGGCTGTGTCAAAGTCAGCGATTATATCCGGTTCAACAAGTGAAATTTCACGTCCGAAAAATCTGCCGTTTGGATTTACTGCATCACCGTCATTGACTTCAAGTCCGGTTGCCTGTCGGAAAATCGGATTGTTGTTAGCGTCAGCCATTGTTTCAAGGTAAGCTTCAACTGTTGAAAGTGGGAAAATAAATTCGCCGCTTCTGTAACCGAGTGGGAGTTTAGCAAAGAAACGCTTTCTCCACTCTGTCCAGCTTGAAATCTGCGCCGCACTCATTGAAACAACCTGTGATGTTGCCAGCACACGTGGGTCATTGATAATACCAGTTGGCTGTCCGTCACCAGTACCAGCTACAATAGCTGAATCCATAGCCTTCATGTATGCTACAGCGATAACTTCAACAATCTTGTTTTCAAAAGCTTCGATTGTAAGAAGTGCTGATAAGAATGACTGTGCAATTCTGATTTCAGCTGTGTGATATGAGAACTGAACTTTTCCGAGTGGTGCAAGTTTCTGACGTGGTGAAACTGTACTTTCGTTAATCCACTTGAATGACGCTTCAAGTGCACCTATTGGAAATTCAACGCCGCCAGCGATTGAAAGTTTACGTACCTTTGAATAAAGATTTCCGTAACGCTTCTTAACAGTGTTGATTACATCACGCATAATTGTAAGTGGAATTGCCGGTGCTGTGTCTGCTGTAGTAATCGGAACACCCGCTCTCATTTCAGCTGGTAAAGAGTTACGATATTCAGCTATATCTGAAATAAGGTTAGCTGGAATTGGTAAACCACGCTGTACATAGTCTTTAAAAGCCTGTCTGTATTCCATGCTTTCATATGGGTTGCATCTTGTTTCACCAGCTGTGAATGTTGTTGTCTTCATAGGGTTAACAAGTGTTGCGCCTGTAGGAACTGCACTTCTTGTTTCGTCAGCCTTTGCTTCGTCTGCCCTTGCTTCCTCAATTTCTTCATTAAGGTCAGCAATTTCTTCATTAAGGTCTGTAAGCTGTTCATTGATTGAACGAACTTCGTTTACATCTTCACTTGCAAGTGCACGCTGTGAAAGTGTGTCACGCTTAGTCATTAACTTTGCAAGCTTCTTTGAAAGTCTTTCGCTTCTTTTCATTATGAAAACATCTCCTTTAAATTATTTGATTTTGATTGTCGCTAAAATGTGTGTCTTTGCTTTTTCAAGGTCAAGTGACCTCTTTTCAGCGTCTTTGTGTTCTTCCACACTCTCCAGTGTGTTGCACTCTGCCTGTTTTGCGCTCTCCAGCGCAAATTTACTACGGGCGCTCTCCAGCGCTTCTTTGCTTCGTGCATCTATAGTAGTTGCCGCATAAGCTGGAAAATTAACAGCTGATACTTCAACAATACTACCAATATCTGTAATTCTACGGGTCGGGTGTTCACTTTCAAGGTCATCCCACTTGTCACCACGTACCGACATTGCAAACGACATACCGTCAATGTCACCACGTTCAACGGCGCTGTATAACGCACGTGCGTCAAGGTTGTTTTCTGTGTCCAAATCCACACGAATTGCAAGTCCCTCACTGTCAACTGTAAGTAACATTGTGGAGTTACCGTTGTTTCGTCTGCTTCGTGCAAGTGGTATTTTACTTGTGTCATGGTTGACCATGAAACGAACGTCTGTTAAATCAGTACGGTCAAGTGCACCGGCTTCGATTATTTCGTCGAATAATCCAATGTCCGTGCGTGAGTTGTAAACAACCGGTCTGCCCGTGATGATGTGACCACGTTCACTGTCATTTTCAGCACGTACTTCAAAAGTATATGCACGCTGTTCCAGCGCCTTCTTTTCATTTCCCATATGTGTTTTCAACCCCTTCGTTAATATTCTACGTAAGTATATATACAAATGTTACAATATAGGTTTTTTATGTTCACAAAATATGTATTGGTAACTACCATAATATGTACATACTATGCACCCATATAGATTAACTACATCACGCCCAGCCATAGCTGGTACACCATCCCAAGTTATACTTTCCCAAGTGCTTGTGTCTATATTTAACACATAATGTTGTCCACTACCACTATAGTAAATATCAGTACCGTCTGTCCATATATCATATCCATATAAATTGGTTCGTCCTATCCATGTTTTCTCGTTCCATGTGTTTGTGGATTTATCTAAGACATATTGTGTTGAACCGTAGGAATAATATATATTAGTTCCGTCTGTCCAAATACTTTCACCTTGGAAAGTGCTTAAACCCGTCCATGTTTTCTCGTTCCATGTGTTTGTGGATTTATCTAAGACATATTGTGTTGAACTGTAGGAATAATATATATTAGTTCCGTCTGTCCAAATATTAGCGCCCGAAAAAGCAGTAAGTCCCGTCCATGTTTTTTCAACCCATTCATTAGTATTACGATTTAAAACAGAATGTGTTGTACCATTACTATAGTAAATATCAGTACCGTCTGTCCATACGCATTCTCCGTATTGTGGGATAATTCCAGTAAATCCACTATACGACGCTCTATTCGTCCCTCTATATAGTACATTATAATTTGAATATATAAACTTACCATCCGTCCATAAACTATGTCCACGCACCGTTGAATATGAGTCTTGTATCCACTCCGGTGTATCGAAATCAATTTGTGTTCGTGTTGATGTAGTATGTAATCCGCTTGTGCCGCCAGTTGGTACATCCACCGTTACCGAATTATTCAGTGTTGTATCGTATGTGCCATTAGTAACGATTGTACTCGGATAAGAACTCTGACTTACAAGTGCACCACTTGAAACAACCTTGCCTTCGTCGCCAGCTGTATAACTGTTTGGTACATTAACTGTTACTGAATTATATTCAGTTGTATTGTATGTATCATTAACTGTGATTGTATCCGGTTTTGCTGTCTGTGAAACTAACTGCTGGTTAGACACAACTTTTCCGTTATCGCCAGCTGTATAACTGTTTGGTACATCCACATCAACACTGTTATTTAATGTTGTGTCGTATGTTCCGTTAGCGTCAATATTTCTTGACGACTGTGAAACCAACACACCGGAACTAACAACTTTACCTTCGTCACTTAATGTATAACTGTTTGGTACATTAGCAGTTACACTTGAATAACCGTCGGCGTTGTCGTCGGCTGGATTGTATGTACCGTTAGCTGTAATTGTTTTGGAAACAAGAGTTGAACCGCCGCCACCGCCACCGGATAATTTTTTTGCTAAAAGTAAGCTGTACATATTCATAAATTAACCGCCTACTTTCGCCCATGTTGTACCATTGAAGTAATAAAAATCACCGGTATTAAGTTCTAAAAACAATGTATTAACTTCAATATCTACAGTTGGTTTTTCATCTGTTGAAAGTCCTAAAAGGTCTGCAACCTGTCCGTTTTTAGTAATCATT